CGTTTAAGTATTGCTGATGTTCAAAGAATTAATACTCCAGGAGCAGCATATGCATCTACTGGACCAAGCAGAGGATTTACTGGTGGACAAGGTTACGGTCAGGCATTTCCAGTAAGCGATCAAGCTTTTGCAATTGCTAAGGCTGCAGTTGACCAACAAAGACTTAAATCGCTTGCTTTTAAAGCAGGAATGAAGGTTAAGGTTTCTGACAGAGATGCTGCTACAATTAAATTTACTGAAGTAAACTTTCCAACAAAAATAAGAAGATAACACTTCACATCATATTGGTATTATATGATAATATATTACTATTAATGTAGGCTAGATGCCGAATAGATATCCCAGGAGGATAAATGAGTGATTTAGAGTCACCAGAGAGTTTTGATAAAGAATATGTCAAATCTTTAAGATCTGAAGCCGCAAGGTATAGAACAGAACTTAAAGAAACAAGACTAGAACTTGATCAATATAAAACTCTTGAAAAACAAATTCATACTGTAAGAATTGAAAATGAATTAATTAGGAGAGGCGTAAAAGCAAATCCTGAGTGGATTGATTTTCAAGACGGTATGTCTCCATCTCAAGCCGTGGACAGTTTCCTGGAGAAATTTCCCCAATTTGTTGATGGAGTTTCGGAACCAGAAAAGGTTGAACCTAAAAAGGTCCCAAAAGCAATTTCGCCAAATCCGAATACCGCAAGCAAAGAAGCTCCTTATCCATCTGGAACTCTTGGTTCAAGAGATCTAAATGAAATAAAAAAGGATCCAATGGCTCGCAATAATATTCGTGATTTGTACAGAGATTTACTTAGAACTTCATCAAATCAAAAGGATAATGACTAAACATGGCTATTTCAAACAGCACAACACTCAATGACCTTATCGGTCAAATTGTGTCTGCAGATGCTCAGTCAGCTGCATATGCAAATAGAGTCATGCGTCCTCTCGTTCGTGGATATTCAGTTCCTGCAGGCGCAGGTTCAATTGTTGTTCCACGTTTCCAGAGCGTCAGCGTGGCTTCACTAACTGAAGGCGTTGCTCCTTCTTCAACCACAATGAACTCAGATGGTGTCACTTTGACTCCAGTTGAGCGTGGTACATACGTACAAATTTCAAAGCGCACTCTTCATGCCGATCCATTCCAGGACCTTGCTCCTTATGGTGATCAGCTTGGTCGTGCACTTGCACAGGACGAGGACAGCCTCATTCTTGACGCAATGAACTTTGCAACTCACGTAAATGACAACTCAAACGCAATGGATGCAGCAGATTTCCGTGAGGCAATTGCTGCTCTTGAAGCTGCTAATGCTCCTGGACCATACTTCGCAGTATTCCATCCAAACAGCTGGGCAAAGCTTCGTGCAGAATTTGATGACTTCGCAACCTATGCTTCAGTTGGTCGTCAGACCGTTGAGGGCTTTGGCGAAGGCTTCACCAATGCAGCTGGTTATGTTGGTTCACCATATGGTGTCCCTTGCTTTATCAGCACTCAAGTCAATGATGACGGCGCTGCCACACCAAGCCGCAGATACAACGTGCTCTTCAGCCGTGAATCACTAGGCGCTGCTTGGATCAAGGACATCGGCGTTGATGTTGATGACAATGTTGTTGCACGTGCAGTTGACCTCATGGCTTGGTACAGCTTTGATACTGACAAGCTCGTTGACGCTTACGGTGTAATCTTAGAAGACACCTTGGCCTGATAGGAGATAAGACATGGCTACGACTAAAACATACGGAAGCTTAATCGCAAAGGCTTTTAACAAAGAAGTCGATTTCGACAGCGATACCATTAAGGTAGCCCTGTTGTCTTCATCCTACACACCAAACCAAGATACCGACGACTATTGGAATGACGTTTCTTCTTATGAAGTAACTGGTACTGGCTACACTGCTGGCGGTGCAACACTTGCCAACAAAGCCGTTACCTATACTTCTGGAACAAACGTTACCAAGTTTGATGGCGACGATGTTAGCTGGACTTCATCAACAATTACCGCAAGATATGCTGTAATTTACGATGCATCTCCTGCAACCGATTCTACTAAACCACTTATTGGCTATGTAGACTTTGGTTCTAACCAGTCATCATCCAGCGGTACCTTCTCAATTGTGTGGGATAGCGCAGGCATCTTTACTACCACAGCTGACTAAGGTAGTATAATGGACGCAATAGTTCAGGTGGAGGCCTCAGAGATTAGGGCCATAGTTACGAACACTAATGTCATCATTTATGAGGGGCGTCAGAATGATGATTTGGTCTTCACCTGGACTATTGTTGCCGACGGTGTATATACACTGTTGGAAAACTCTATAGTTACTAATGCCCCAAATTCTTCAACAATACTAGTATGAAGACAAGGGTCGGGGTTTGTGCCATTCCCCGGCCCTTAAGTTTTTAGGAGACTAAAATGACACAATATGCAAGACCAGATTCAAATGTAACCACAACAGGTTTTACTGGTTCGTATACGGACATTGATGAAGTCACTTACAGCATGTCTGATTATATTAGTGGTGATGGGCTCAATAATCAAACAGATTATTATTTTGAAGTAGGTCTTAGTGATGTAACTGATCCCAATGTTGGAACTGGTCATGTCCTTGGTGCTACATGGAATATGTCTTCTTCTCAGTCTCATACAATTAAAATTCAACTATATCAGGGTACCACATTAATTGCTACAGCTTTAAACTGGACAGGAACCTATAACTCAGGAAGTCCTGTAGGCGGTGGAATAAATGACAATAATGTGGTTAGTTATACATTAACTTCAACTGAAGCTAATAATATAACAGATTATTCTAATTTAAGAATTAGATTTTATTTAAAGAAAAATACTGGTTTAGGTGGTAGAACAGGTAGATTTGGATGGGGAGAACTCGCCGTACCTGATGCTTCAACTAACATTACTGTTAACAGTGGAAATCCCCCTGTAGTAACTGTTGGAGGCAACACAAACACAACAATTAGTACTTCAACAAATATATCAATTGATTCTGGAACAACTAATATTACTGTTGATGCTTTAGATTCTTTTGTTGATATTGGAACTCCAATATTCATCACTGTATCAAATACTCCAAATGTTAACATTGCTGGGAATGCCGCAACAATTACAACAACTTCTAGTGTTGAAATATTTGAAGGAACTGGCGGAACAAATACTTTAATTGCAGGACAACCAGCAACTATTACAGCTGATTTTAATGCAATAATAAATGCTGAAGTAACTAATATTAATGTTATAACAAATCATCCACCATCAGTATCTTCACAACAATTTGTTCAAATTAGTGTTAATGAATCAAATATTCAAGTAGGTGGAAACACACAAGTTCTTGAACTATATACTGCTTTAGTTAAGAAACACAATCCATATCACTATATTAAGGGTGATAAACATTTTGAAAGTCAGGGAGATTTACCCGACTTTGCTTATTATGGCTTATTGAAGCAACACGGTAGTGCAAATTATTTATTGCAATTAGCTCAGGCCAAAGGTCTCGTAAATGGTTCTGAATCTCCAGGAATTAAAGGAGACCCATCTGCTGGAAGAATGGATATAGCTGCAATTTATGGAGATCAAACTAGTGAACACTTAAGTTCCAACGGAAGAGTTCAACCAGAATTATTTCCAACAGATGCCAATGTTACATATGAAATATGGATAAACACTGACGATACGCACGTTCCAATATTCTCAATAGATGCAGCAGATACGTTCCCTGCTGGACGATACAGAAATACTACTGTTATTGGTATTTATAATGGATATTTATGTCAATGGGATTTAACATCTTCTTGGAATCCAACAAATCTTGTTCAAACAACAAATTATGTATCAGATGGTTCTTTTCACCATTTAGCTTTTACAAAAGAAACAAACCCAACTACTGGTCTTATAACTTATAAGAGTTATTTTGACGGACAAGAAACATCTACTGTTATATCTATTGGAACATTTACAAGATTTCCACCTGGTCCAGTAGGTAGTTTAACAATATGTACTCCATCAATTTTAAACGTACATTCCAGTGGACCAAATGTTAATGGCGCTTTTAATACATCATCTTTTGCATATACATTTACTGCTGCAATTGATGAGTTTGCTGTATACAAAAAAACATTAACATCTGCAGATTTACTTGAACATTATCGATCTGGTCTTGGTTATATTGGAGTTACAGTAAATGCTAGCGTAACAGACATTGAAGTTGATGCAAAAGACTCAGCTTTGGGTGTTCAAATAAATCCAGTAAAAACAAATATTGGAATTACAGCATTGGGTGCATCAATTGCAACTGATGATAATGTTTTAATTTTAACAACTACATCAAATACAGATCTTGATGGAAAAGATTTTACTACATCAAATAGCGCTTCTGTTTCAATAGCTGTTCAAAAACATAACACAGATGTTTTGGGCCGCAACGCACAAATATCAATAGCAAGTCTTAGCTTTAAATTTGTTTCTGCTCAAGATTTAGCTTTAGGAGCAAAAGATGCTACCGCAATTGAATCTTTACAATTTGGTGGCATGTTGTATAATCAGATAAAGAAACTTTTATTTAGACTTGGCAATACCGGAGATCTTCCTTGTAGATTTAATGTTTCAGTAACAAGCAACGAAACTACATTATTGCCAGCAATAAAGCTATCAAAAGATAATCAGACATATTCTAATTCAATTACTATTGAAAGTATACGTCCAAATGGAATTACAGATATAATCTGGGTTAAATTTGATGTAAATGAAATAGACGTTTTAGGACCAGGAACATTTTTAATTAATGTGGAGCAATTAAATGAGTAGTGCAATATACACAAATACTGGTATAGTTGAATCTTCTTGGAACTCAAGAGGATTAATAACTCATAACTTTATAAATAAAGGATTAATTGTTCAAGATAATGGTGTTCTTTGGGCAGTAGTTAGAGAAAACTTTCCAAGAAAATATATCAATATATATAAATCAACTGATAATGGTTTTAGTTGGAACAATTTATGGTCTGGAACATTTTCTGGATCTGGTAAATCAACTGGAATATCTGGACTAAATTTAAATGGTCCAGTAATGCATTTAGTTATAAATGAAAAATTAAAACTCATGCATTTATTTCATTCTTACTACAGTGGTGGTTATTATATTGAATTGTTTACTTTTCAAATTGGCGACAATAATCTAACTCAATTACTGCCCGCAAATGAATCTTGGGTAGAAGATTTTTATAATGTTGATATGGATTCATTAGCTTTTGATATTTCATATACTGATGACAGCATCTACATGACATATACATATGAATCTAAAATATATGTTAGATCATATCTTCACACCAATCTTGTTACTGAAGATGGTGGAGTTAATGGAACTGATGAAGACAATTTCTTTGATCTTATATCAACACATGCCGAAGACAATACAACATTACATATTTTAGGATTAAGAGATTTTACATCTACTTTTGAATTAGCTTACTTAGCTTATGATAAGATTTCTGGTACTTTTACTACTGCAAAAACAATTACATCAATACCAGCAGCAGATATAGTTGATATTAATTTATGCAGAGATGGTTTAGGCAATATGCTTGCGTACTGGTCTCAAAAAAGCGCTGATGATACTTCTGTAACAGAATATTATTCAATATCATATAATGATGGAGACAATTGGTCAACACCTGTTGCAATTCCATTAACAACTGGTCAAGGCGATTTTATTGATAATAATACAACTCAAAAATCCGCTAGGACTGTTGCAATTGAATGTAATAAAGGTTTTGTTTTATCTTATGTAAGAAATTTAAATGATAAAGCAATAACTTATGTAAGAACATTGGATTATAATGATAGCAATAATACTTATACATTAAGTTCTGAATCAATTGCTTGTTCTCATGCAACAAAAGATGTAGTTGGTTTAAGATTCTTTAGACCAGTAGGTGCTGGTAAACATGATATTTTTACAAAAGAACAAATTCGTTTTGGTTTTCAATTGGGTGAAGGCGATTCAACAATTCAAAGAGATAAAATTCCTGTTTACTTTGGTCAAAAACTTTTAAATGACGAAGCATTTCAAGAATCAACAATAATAGAATATAATCCAGATACGCCTACTGAAAATCAATTACTTGCAGAGTTTAATTTATTAGGATCAACAATGGATAATGTTGATTTCTATGCAGAAGGATTAACTGGAGAAATTACAAAGAAATACGAATCAGCCTTCAATAGATTTGGTACCTCTATTTACATAGAACAATATGAACCAATTCAAGAATCTGTTTTAGCTGACAAGTCTTCATATTCATTAGAAAATGTATTTTATGTTAAAGCGTTTTTTCAAGATATCAACTACGGTTTTCCAGCCCCAGTAAATGAATCATTTGATTCATATATGGAAAGAGATTTAAGAAAATTACATTTACCACCAGATTTTCATATCTCAAGAACATTTTTAATTAATGATGGAAATAAATTAAGAAGAAGTGTATGGTTGGCAAAATTTGGAGGAAACCTATATGAGTTGTCGCAAGTTGTACCCAAGTTTGTAGACAATCAAATTGCTTACTATACTGTTAATGCATACGTAGTAGGACCTTCAAGAAATCCATTTACAAGAACAATTTTACCATCGGAGACATAATGACAATTTTTAATACTACAATTACATTTTCGCTTCCAGATGATCCAGCTGCAAATAGACTGGATTTATACGAAGGCGAGACAAAAGAGGGCTCATTCAGCTTAAAAGTTTCTACAAGCTATGAATATGGCATTACTTCTTTTTATGCTACAGAGTTAGATGATACAAAGTGGTATAAGATACAATTTGTAAATTCTTTTAATAACAATAAAGGTCCAATATCTGAACCAGTATTTGCAGGAACATATTTGGCAGCTGCTCCATTCTTAGCAGTATCTAGCACAACCGATGGTGCAAACTACGCTACTGTTCAAGATGTATACGAT